ACTCAACTCGTCTAGAGTTGGTTTGACAAAGCGTTTACTCTTTGTATTATTTACATCTTCATTTTCATTTTCATTTTCCATATGTTCTTCATATGATTTACATATGTTATTCATATCTTCTTTCTTCTTACGATTGTTTGCTCTTGATTCACTATACTTCTTTCTCTTCTCGAACTCGTTTCTCATACGCTTATTGTAGTAGCCTTCGTCTGATTTATCGAATTTCTCATAGATGTCTTCATCATATGAATCACATATCTTCAACATATCTTTCTCGCTTAGTACTCCTTTTTGATGTTGTATACAAAGTAGTCGTATGTATTTACCTACTTGTTCGTTTGACATCAACGTTGTACCTGTTAAAAAATCGCTCGTGTAAAATAACACTGCCGGGTCTTTGCTCATTTGTTTTGTATTAAAAAAGCCCTCAAGCGAGTACCGAAGTGCGAGTTCGATACTTGCCGAGGGCAAAGGTCTGTTGATAGTTGTCTCGCACACAACTTTAATACCTTACAAAAATAGTGCTTTGTAACTTAATAGCAAATTATTCTTTTATTGAATATCTACCAAAGCCTTCTGTCTCATCGCACACGATGTCTAGTCCTTCTTTGTGACGTAGTACGTGAATCAATGCGGCGAGTCGAAACGAGCCATACAAGTTCAAAGCGTCGATTGGTGTGATAGACTTACCATTCATCAAATGTGTCTTCACTTTTTTGAGTTGAGATTCTTTTTTCATATTTGTCTGTAATTAATTTTTAATTTATCAAGTGAGTCTGTATGACGATACAACTCATCGTACACAACGCTCTCTATTCCGCTTTGTTTGATGATTTTAGCGCATTGAACACAAGGAGACATAGTCACGTACATTGTAGCACCTTTTGTCTTCTTACCTGCTTTTAGAATCGCGTTCATCTCAGCGTGTATGACTTCGTCTTTTGTCACATCATTCTCTTCACACTGATTGCAAAAGCCACTAGGTGTTCCATTGTAGCCAAATGCAACTATATTTCCTGAGTTCACTATGATTGCGCCCACTTTTTTACGATTGCACCTAGAAAGCGTCGCGACTTCATATGCGATGTTCATATACATTCTCTCAAATTGTTCACTCCTGCTCTTCATATTTACCGCAATAGAAGCCTAGTACGAAAGAGATGACGATGAAGCCTAGCCATATAGCGAATTGATATTGTGTCATATGATTCTAGTTTTAACAATTTCAACAATCTCAGTGAAGTTGTCACCGCGTACTTCGTAGTGATTGTACAATGAGATGGGCGCAAGTTCGTTGACTTGCAACTCCATTGAGTAACTCTCTTCAAGTTGATGTTGTATCTCTTCGAGAGTAGGTTCACTATCAAAGACACACAAAATGTCTTTGTCTTCGTTCACGAGAACATAGCCAATGCCATTCAATCTGTTTGCAAATTGTTGAGCGTAGACGTTCTTCTCAAAACGTGCAATGATTGACTGATTGTAGTAGACGCGATATTCGCTCACGTCGTTGATAGTTGCTTGTACGATTCTTGTATTCATTTTGCTTTTCCTTTATACATTTTGTAGAGTTGTTGACGTTGATGTTGAATCGCTTCGTTGAAGCCTTCAATGATTTCGTCTTTTTCAAATTGATAAGGAGTCGCTTCTTCGATTACTCTATTCGACTTCTTTGTCAACACGTGACTCGCGTACATCACCGCAATGGTGATAGGAGTCAATACGATTGGGTATATGATGTCTAGTGCCATAGTATTATTTTGAAATTCTTTTAAGTTCCCAACCCATCACCTGCTGACCATCCTCGTCATAAATACAAATCACGTTGTTTTTTTGTGTTTCAGTCAATAGACTAAACGCGTGTTTGAAATCTACTGCGCTCACTTCTTGAGAGCCGTTACGATAAGATTCGCTAGTTGTAATAGTAAACATTTGATGTCTGTAGTTCATACGTTGTGTCGTTTTCATATAGCAAATATACTACTAGCAAACATATACGCAAGTACTTTGCAAACTTTTTTTCTATTTATTTTGTTTTATGACAATTCTATGACACTTTGCAGTAAGTTACCTGCGTAGTACAACTTCTCGTCAATCAAGTCTTTTACGTCGTCAAGCGTGATATTTACTATGTGCGTACGATGTGAGTCAACAAATCTAGGGTCGTAAGAAACGAAGAACGCATTGTCACACGCTGTCGCTATCATACCCATTTGAACTTGCCAATAGTAGTCAGGATGCTGAGACTTCAAATCTTCGTTTGTCTTGATTGAGAAGTTGCGAAGATGAATACCGCTATTGAAAGGACACTTGAACTCAACGATGAAGTCATCGCCTAGAGCGTCAGGTGAATAGCCCCCAAAGTCACCGTATTCTACAAAGACAAATGTCTCACCTCCGTAGTAAGTCGCTAGTGTGTTAAAAGGGTCAAACGCTTCATACGCTTGACGTTCGTGTTCTTTGCCCCATTCAAGAGCGCGACCATAGATTTCAGGTCTTATGCCTGTCAATATCTCTGCGCCTTTTTCATAGACAAATGTCTTTGCAGTTTCACTCAAGTACTCCGATTTGTTTCTCGGAGTACCCATCAACTTGTGAATTTGTGAAGCGGTAAATCTAGAGCGTCGCAATTCTTGCCACTGCTCTTCACTTTGCGTAGTCGTAACCATTCTCAAACATTCATTTTGCAGTCGACAACAATTTGTAGTCTACTTCGTTCAAGTGATACTTGTTTGTGATGTCAGAGATTTTACCACCACGAGTGATGTGTTCTACTGCTTTTGCCCAATTAGCGTGTTTAGGCGTGAGCGTTTCTTTCTGTGGTGCGCGACCCATTGCTTTTTCGCCATCGTCATCGTCGTCGATGTTGAGTCCTAAGATTGCCCCTAGAGCGTAACGACGTGCGTACGTGATTGCAGAACCCATCGCTTGAGGGTCGTTCTGTTTTGCGACAGGCATCTTGTAAGACGCTTCAATCCATTCGCCACTCTCGCTGTGAATTAAGAGAGTAGTCAACGCGTCGTCGTCAGGTAGTTGCGCAAACGCAAGACCGCAATCGCTGAGAGGTTTTTGAATAGTGTCTAAGATATTCGCGAGTGATGCGTACTTAGACTTGAAGAATGGGTTGTTTGCTTCTTTCGACACTTTGCCGATTGTTGCTTGAAACTTGCACAAAGCAAGTCCAATGTTCTTGATTGATTCACTTTTGTTCATATTAGTTTTCGATTTGTTCAATGATTTCTTTTGCTGTCTTGAATACTTTGACCGCTGTCGGGTGATACACGTCACCTTTTAAGTACTTACGAATAGTTGGAAGCGAGAGACCTGTTCTCTCGTGAATAGTCTTTTGAAGACCGTGATAGTGCTTGTGTTTTAACTCTTCTTGAATTTGTTCGATGTTTGTCATACTGCACAAAAGTACAACAATTCTTTCACTATGCAAACAAAATAGAAAAATTATTTGATGTCTATCGAGAAAATTCTATTTCCTAGTTTTGTAGCAAGTTCGTTTGAGATGCCGTCTAGAAGTTGTTGATTCCATACGTTGCGTATGAATTTTGTAGGTTTGATGCCTCGACGACCTATCGCGTTTGCGATTGCTTGTGCTTTGTTGCGACGTGCTTTGATAGGGTCTTCACCTTTTGACGCTCGTGTTTGTATACCTTTGTCGATGAGCCATTGTTCTATCGCTTGTACAGGTGGACGCTTACCACGTCGACGACCGCCATCGACGTACTCTGCGTAGTCTTCCATACCTAGACGCATAGTCAACGACGTAGGTGTTCTCGTCGTCTCTAGTGGTTTGATAGATTGACGCAACTTACCACTCGCGTTTGAATCGTATGTGAATTTGCCTCTTCGCTTAGGTTTGTCAAGTTGCTCTTGAAGTTGTAGCGTGACACCATTCCAAAAGTTTGCGATAATCTGATTCAGTTCGCTGTCTCCTTTAGTGACGAAAGAGTCTGCTCGTTCGCCTAAGCCGTTCAAAAATTCATCAAAAGTCATTCAACATCTCTATCAAAAGTGGGTGAGGGTAAACGTCTATCTTGTCTTTGCGTACTGAGTTATGTGTGAAGACACCATTCTTGCCCGATAGAGCGCGTTTTGTGACTTGCCAAATATCTTCGTTGTACGTTAAATCAATAGCGTATTTGTCGCGCCATAACAAGAGCAATTCTTTGACACTTGCGATTTGTTCTTTTGTGTAGTTCTCAAAGTACGTGTAGCCTTTGTAAGGTGTGTCAAGTTTACACACATCTTTGACTTCTTTGTTCACATAGTTGTAGAACTTAGAGCCTTTTTGTGTTAAATATCCCCAATTACAAATCTCGATACCGATTGAGTTCTTGTCTAGATTTGTGTAAGGTAGACCTAAGAAGTGCGATGACTTCAAACCTAAGTGATACGCCCAAAACTTAGAGTCAAAGCCTTGTACGATTTCACCTGAGCGAGAGATAGCGACACAAGTAGCGACGTTGACTTTGTCTGCATCCCAAAACTTGAACGTCGACACAGCATCTGCGCCACCTGCTGTGTGATGAAGATAGATTTGCTTCTTCGTTGACTCTTCTTTGTTAAAGCCCTTGAATGCTGTTTGCTTGATATTCATTTGTGAGTCTATTTAAGTACCAATTTGCTTTCTTTAAGTCTTCAAGACGATTCTTTTTCTCAAAACGCCACACGTATTTCAAGACGTTGCCTTTGAGATACCCGTAGAACGCTTCTTGTGTCATACTTGCTTTGATTGCTTCTATTGCTTCTACGTCGCCTGTCTTGTAGTGGTTCGGGTTTATCGCATCTTTTTCCATCGAGTCGCAAAAGTATAAAAGTCTTCGTCAATTATCAACGCGTGACCACCATTTAAGAAGAGTTGAGTGTGTTCGTGATACGCGCTTATTGCTACAACTTGACGCAAGTCAACGAGACCTTCTTCAAGATACTCTATCAACTCAGCATCGACGCCTATTTCTAGAAACGCTTGGTCGTTTCTTTCTTCGTGTACGATTAAGACATCTACAATCATAGCGTTTTGTGTGTGTAAGCGTGAATCTTTCGTGATGTCTTCTCGTCGCGATACGGTTTCATAATCAACCAACGACCACCGATAGGCTTTGGCGATGCACCTCGTTCGATGTGCCAACCTTTTGAGCCGTCTCCGTACTCTTCTTTGTACGCACTTGTACGAATCATTAATATGTCCCTCAACATCACCGTGTCGTGGTGTGTCAACTGCTCTACCGTATACGTCATCTCGTAGTCTTCGTGAACGTGACCCATCCAAATTGCGTCAGCACCTTCAACGTTGACACTCATTCTGTTGTGTTGAATAGTTCCACGAGTTACCGCACCACCGCCACCGAAGCCGTGCATATATTTAATCTTGAATGATTGATGACTTGAGCCATCGTCGAATTGATAGCGAACCCACCCACCATATCCACCGACTTGAATGCTTGTCTCACACTTGTAGTTGAGCAAAGTCACAAATCGCTCAATGATGTCAGTCTCTTGGCGCTTCAAGATTGCTGTCTCGTGATTGCCGTACGCTATCAACTTAATCAAATGAGCGTAAGGTGTAAACCAATCGACAGCCGTATTGATAATAGCGTCGAAGTAGTTTGCGACGTTGTGTTCTTCACGTATGTCGCTCTTTGATTTGCGAGGGTCGTACGCACCTTGCATCAAGCAAAACAAATCTCCGTTGATAAGAATGTCGTGATTTCCTGCTAGTGCTTCGTCGAGATGCTTCTTGAGTAATGCTCTGTCGCATTTAGGATTATCCCAATGCAAGTCAGAGATGAGAAGTACTTTCGTTTCTTCCCAATTTTTTTCAATTCGTACGACGTTATTTTTCTTCATAAGATGAGACCAATCACAAAAGCAACAATAGAGAATACAATGACTTGCGATTTAAGCGTCTTCTCGTGCGTTCTAAGCGCATCAATTTCGATTTGCTTAGATTGTATACTTCGTGCTTGAATTGTTCGAATAGAGTCGATTTGTGCAATTTCGATAGAATCTAGCAAAATCAACTTTTGATAGACAAGAACTTTGCGTCTTGCTTTTGCGCCCTCAACGAGATAGTGATTCGCTTGTGATAGAGTCGATGTGTCGATGTAAATCGATTGCGCGTTTAAGTCCATCGCTAGTACGAGCGAAAGTGTCAACATACATCGTATCATACAAGTAAATAGAATCGTGAAGAAGTTGTTTCTTAAATCGTACTCTTTCGATAGTGTCTTCATAATACGAAATAGTCTCAATGTACATCGGTTCTCTCTCAATCGGCTTGAAAGTAAAGAACGCGTACACGACGCTACACAG